TACGATATTCTTCCTCATCAATGTCAAGGGTTACTAATAATTTAATCACCATCTGTTATCTCTGCTTCTATTAATCTATCTAAGTACCAACGTGCTTTATTTAAATCTTCTACGCCATTCTTATACTTATGTCTCCATATATACTTGAGTATATTACCCTGTAGATATTCCTTAAACCCAACACCCAGTGCAGCACGTATGGCATCAATACATTCTATGCAGTTATCTTGATTATAGTGTTCTGGTTTAGTTACTACATCGTATACTTTTTTACTAGCCATGACTTCCTCCCTTACTAAAATTAACTTTGATAATATTTCCTGTAGCATTTGAAACAGATTCTTTTACTACGTCTTTCCTATCTTGCCTGTCTTGCCTGTCTTCTTCTTTTATCATATCTTCTACGTAATTGCAAAGGGTATCTCTAAAATTCTCATCTAATTCCATCAGAGGTAGAGAGGAACATACAAGAGATGCGACTTGCATTATGTTAATATAATCTTTTTGAGCCATAGTTCTTTTGTTGTCTGTAATAATATCAAGATCTATAAAACCATTCCATGCTCCTTCTGTATCGAAGTTAGGTTTCATTCTTATTATAAAATCGTTTACATCAAAATCATCTACTTCTATTGTCATGGGCTATCTCCTTATTATTTTTTTATAGGGTAATTGTATTACAGGTTTGTGTTTGTTCTTTCCTTTTTCTTTTAGCCACTCCAGTGGTACGATCCTATCGTGATAGAGAAACTTATTCTTATCACACCAACCTTGGTACGTAGTCTTAGCACCCTTACTTAGTTTGTTTCTGCTATTGTAGAACACAAATCTTATATCTAATTTAGGGTGTTGTTTTTTTATTTCAATATGCTTTCGTCTGTCTGCTGCAGTAAACCTTCCTTTAGTTTCTATTATGATACCGTTAGGCAACACAAAGTCTGGTGTATACGTGCGGTACATAAGGTCTTCCCATTCGATCTTAATGGCCTCATATACCACAGGTACGTTTAGTTCTTTAAGGTAGTCGGAGACTTTCATCTCCAACCCACTCCTGTACCCATGCTTCAGGGCAGCTTGAAAGCGTTTACCATTCACCCTACTACTTCTCCAATGTAAGACACAGTAGGGGGTGTCTTCTTACCTTGGTATACTTTAGATGGCAGATCCTTAATAGTATCCCAACATGAATACCTGTAGTCACAGAACTTACAGCCTTCAGGCAACACTTTATTACCAGATGCTTTACCTCTGTATACTTCTGGTGCAGGCTCGAAGCAACGTTTAAACTCATTAGCTTCTACAATCTTAGCTGTCCTGTTTAACTTGGCTATCTCTGCATCTAAGTTTAGTCCTGTTGCAGGTACGTACTTGATCTGACCATTAGCTTTATTGACTACCCACCAGCCACCAATCTTTTTAGCTGATGCTTTAATGTAGCCAGCAAGCTGACCTATATATCCAAAGCCATCTCCTTTGGCTAGTGTGTCGTATGATTCGAACTTGTTAGTGTATGACCAGTGTGACGCAGACTTCACGTCATCCAAAGCACCATCAACAACAAGATCATAGCTTCCATTAACTGTAGTGTTATCAAGCTCCAAAGATACGGCATTGTCTTTATCTTCGTACTTAACTCCAGCCTCTTTAAGTATTCCTTTAAATGCTGCCTCAACTATATCTCCTATTAACATGTTCATTACGAAGGTGGTAGGCTTGGGGAGTGCCTTCTCTGGATGGTTCTTCTCCCACCAGAGTTGGCATGTAGGTCTACCTATATTGGACATACGTAGACGAAACTTATCTCTCCTATTGCCCCCACCAAACTGCCGCTTCATAGCATCCTTGATGTCTTGTGCTACTTGTTCAATGGTTTCATCAGACATAGTTGTCTTGCCATTGGAAGCGTTATCAAGGTACTGATGAATGGGCAGTTCAGCAGGATGGTTCATTACACTAACTCAGCAGTGTCAATGTCAATAAAGTCATTAACAGTATCTGTATCTACTGACTGGTGCTTCTGCATATTCTCATTCCAAGCACCCATAATGTATTCATTATAGTTAGCTACCCAAGCTAAGAAGTTAGCTAGGTTTTCCTGAGTATCGTTATCCATGTCAAGTGTTTCTGACAAGTCTAACTCTGCAGTAGGTAGATAGAACGATCCACCATTAGGTAACTTACGTTCCTCTGTACCTGCCTTAACGTAGTGCTGTACAGGAAGACGTTTCATTTTGTTTAGTTTATTAAACACATCACCCATAGTTTTAAAGGCATCACGGTTCTCTACTTCCCATATGAATGGGGTAGTATCAATGTCTACTGAGTTGCCGTTAGCATCAACAGGATTAACCAAGTCAACAGTACCAAACAATACTCGTGTACGTTTGATCTGTCTAATTAGATCCTGCATCTTTTCAGGTAGAGCCTTGAAGTCTTCGATGTACCCTGCAGGTTTACCACAGTTAAACTGTCCATCGTTATCCTTGAGATCCATGTTTAGATTATCAGCCATGATTGTCTTAACATACCTGTTAGGTGTCGTGTCATTACCTTTAATGAAACGCTTGTACATAAACCTCTGTAAGAATGGACGCATCGCTATGCTCTCTGCATAGTATGTCTCACTATCTGGTATCTCTAGTTTATATACACCACCACTGACAACCTCAACGTTAGTCATCTTACCTTTAATTTCTTCTTGACCCATCAATGGTGTGTGATGGATGCGTAGTCTTGCAAGAGAGTTAGTCTTCTCTTTTGTTGGCACTGCCAATGAACTCATGCCCATTGCTTTTGCCATAGCTTCGTAGTTACTTGTATCTAAATTTGTTATCTGATTCATATATTTCTCCTATGTTAGACTTGTAGGTATATCATGCCACGTCTTTTGTGTCAAGCCAATTATTACCTATTTTTGCTTCTAATAATAGTGGTACATTAAAGTCAACATCCCACTTCTTATTTATGATATCGACCAGTACTTCATTGGTACGATTGATGATCCGTAATACTTTCTCCTTCTCATTAGGGTGTACGTCAATCACGATTGAATCGTGTACGGTATTGACAACACATGATTGTAATTTGTTAGCGTGTAACATCTTGTCTATATAGATAAGAGATACAGGCACGATGTCTGCTGTAGCAAATGATTGCACAGGATAGTTCTTTACCTGAGTAAAATATGTAATACTTCCATTGGCTCTACGTGTAGCCAGTGGGAATGCAAACTCACGACCTGATGGAGTACGTACATTACCTGTAGTAATTACTTCTTTGGCTAACTTCTTGTGCCATGCACCTATACCTGAGTACTTAGATGTAAACTGTTGGTAGTAGGATGCTTCTGCTGGTGTACGACCAAACCCAGACGCACCGTAGAGAGGGGCAAATGTGTGTGCCTTTGCGTCTTGGCGAGAGATGTGTTGCCCTGCTTCTGTAATAACTTTAGCTGTATAGCTGTGTACATCAAAGCCTGTAGTTACTTCCTTTATTGCAACCTTATCCTGACTGAGGAATGCGGCTACACGAAACTCTAACTGAGCGAAGTCAGCTTCGAGAATCTGTCCACCATCCCAACGAGATACAAATACTTTCTTAACTGGGAATGTACCTCCACGTGGCATGTTCTGCATGTTAGGATCAGCACCAGATAACCTGCCTGTGCCTGTTCTGTGCTGTAGTAGACGTACATGCAGCATACCATCAGGTTTTACATAGGTAGCTATACCCTCAACAAAGCTAGATAGATATGTGTCGAGAGCAGACAACCTGCGTACTCTCTGTAGAAACATCTCAGCATCATACATACCTCGTGATCTGGCTATGCCTTCTAAATATATTAGAGTATCCTTACTTGTACTGAAGCCATTGGCACTTACCCACTTAGCATCAGGTGCATTGAACCTCAACCCAGCTAACTCTTTTCTGTCACGGTACAGATACCCTGCACTGCCACACTCAGGACAGTTGTTTGTATTCTTATATGGTGAGCCATCCTTACGCTTCTTACGTATCCAACCATGACCCATGCACTGTGTACAGACAACAGCATACTGTTTATACAGAGGTAAAGTCATCTGTCTTATGTTTGCTAGGTGTTGCCTGTCAGATACACGATCATCATATGCTTCAGACCACACCTTCTTATCAAATACTTTACGGCTAAATATAATCCAAGACAACTGCTCTGGGCTGTTAAGATTGATGGGTCTGTCACCCATGAGTTCCTGTACCTGTTTCTCTAGCTGTACTGTAAGCTCCTGCTTCTCTGCCTCAAACTCTTTACGTACCTCTTCAAGTGCTTCCATGTCTACCTTGAAACCTCGTTGGTATATACGAGCTAGGTGTACAACTAAGTCATTGGTCAGTCGTATTGTATCTACTAATGTTCTACCTGTACCATATGTATACTGCCTGTCCTGATGCCTGAACAACTGCTGTGTCGCATGTAAGTCAGCAATAAGATACTCAGACAACTCATCATGTGGTATCTCTGATACATTCAGTCCTTGCTTGAAGTATTCTTTCAGTGTGTCCTGCTTCTGTGTATGTAGCTGGTGTCTTTCTGCACATGCTTCAAGAGACAGTGGTTCTTTCTGCCCACGCTGTAGTATGTACTCACCTAGCATGGTATCAAACACTCTGCCATCATAGGTAAAGCCTGACTCCCACAGCCACATCAAATCGTGTACTGCATTATGTGCAACCAAACGAGTAGTACGATCAAGCATCTTCTGTACTATCTCTCTACCATTTTCTGTGGGGGGATGCTCTGTGTGGTCAAACGTTACAATTTGCTCAAGCCCAGTACCATCTAGCATCCCCACCATAACAAGTGTATTCTCTGGTTCGAATGGATCAAGGTGCATCTTGCCATTCCTTTTAACTACTGTGTTTTCTACGTCTAGGATTGTTATCATGTTGGTTGTTCCTCTTTACTTATAGTATCCGTGTTTATCTTTGGGGTTAAAAACTTTTGTCATCTTTTTTACCACGTCTATCTGTTGGTTGTCAACCTTAGATAAAACTTTTACTGCATCATAGGAACTCATCTTGAACCACTCTCCTCTACGTTCCTCTGCTACAGTGTCAGCAAGAAGGTGTGCCTCTGCCTCTGCTGTACGCCTGTCATTAAAGAATACTTTATGTAATAGTACATAGTCTCTGAGTGGGCTGGATGTCTGGTAGCTATTGAGTCTGTCTTCAGCATCAACTGCCATGCCTATCTTGACCCAACCATCCCATGCTTTGTTTACTATTACATATACATCACCCTCTTTAGGCTT